AAGGCGCAAAGACCGCTGACATAGCGAAGCTGGCTCTGGCCGAGAAGATGCTGAAAGCCGGCGAAGACCCCGCAAAAGTCTGGAAAGAAACCGGATGGGGTATTGGGCCGGATGGTAAGTGGCGGTTTGAGATACCGGATAACTTGGCAAGATTGAACCCTTCTTATGCTGATGACTTGTATCACTCTGTTAAAGGTCACGGCATCAAATACGACTCCCCTGCCCCTGTTAATACCGTACTCCAGCATCAGCCCCTTTCTTCGTCTTATGACCTGTCAAAGAACACTATTGGAGTTCAAGACAGATTGGGAGCATCGCAAGTAGGTGATGCCACTTTTGTAGGCAAAGATGCGGGGCAAAGCGAATTACTCCACGAACTCCAACACGCTATCCAACAAAGAGAAGGATTCGCTAGGGGTGGGGGTCCTGATATGGCTTTCCGCGATCCTCGTATGTGGGGCAAGGAAGGAGCGGCAGGTAGCGACGAAGCCCGTAGAATGCTTGCGGAACGTATGAAGCAGATGAAGCAAGCAATGCCGGTTGAGGAATACGCTCAAAAGGCGTGGGGGCAGAAGGAGGTAACGAAGGAAGTTCTTGACGATTACAATAAGAACTATCTTCCAACGCTCAAAAACATTTCTCCCGCAATCGAATCCGATCTACAAAAGACGGTAGCAAGTGAATGGTATCGCCGCCTCGCAGGTGAAGCCGAAGCCCGTCTGACCCAATCACGCATGGGCCTAAATGCAGGCCAAAGAGCAGCAAAGTTCCCGTTTGACGCAAAGACTTTCGAGGAAGCAACTGGAGTGCCGATAGACCACCTGATCTACAGATATGACTAGCCGTCTCACCGCCGCCGACTTTCACCAATGAACCGACCTGACCAAACCATCTACGGCGGCGGCGAGCGTGAAGCCGGCGAGGACGGGTTGATCCAGCCTACAGCCGACGAGGCCAGAAACGGCCGGATGCAATCGAGGCCGCGATGCGTGATTCGCGTCGCTCGCAGGCTTCTGCAGGCCGCTCGCTCTCCCGGCAGTCTGGTGACCGCGACGTGACCAAGTTCAACACCAAGGGCGGTGTCTGGCTGACCGAAAGTCCGAGCCTGGCGCAGACCTACACGGGCGACATGGGGTATGTGATCCCCGTCTACGCCCCGAAACCAGATGCAGTTCTCGACGCCAAGGGCGAACAGTGGACTGACTTCTACCGCAAGGACAAGGGATGGCAGGAAGCATTCGCTGATCCAAACGTGCGCCTGGTCGAAGTCCGCAATGTCCTTGACGCAGGGCCACACTGGAGTAGCATGATCTCCCCAGAGGCCAGCGAAGAGGAGCTGCGAGCGCTGCTCACGGCCACCAACCTGTTCGCGAAGAAGCCGTTTGACAAGAGGGTGGTCAATAAAATGACCGGAGAGCCCTACGAATACAAGCACGGCGGCGCTGTTAAGCGCCACGCATAAGGAAACAGCATGCCAATCGACAAAGCAGTCAATCAAGCGCCCGTTTTGGACGTGGTCGTCGGGCTCCCAGAGCCTGAAATGGACATCGAAGTGATCATCGACGAGGACGGCGGCGCGACTGTCGAGATCGGTGAGGACGATGCCAAGGAGGTGGACTTCTACGCCAACCTTGCAGAGGTCATTGACCCCGACGAACTGGGCCGAATCGCTCGCGATGTGAGTGCTTTGTTCGAGGCGGACAAGGGCTCACGCTCGGATTGGGAGCAGATGTACGCCAAGGGCCTTGATCTGCTGGGCTTGAAGCTCGAAGAGCGCACCAAACCCTTCCGTGGGGCCTCTGGTGTGGCCCATCCGATGCTCACCGAGGCCATCGTGCAGTTCCAGGCACAGGCTTTCAAGGAGCTCTTACCCGCTGGCGGCCCTGTTCGCACTCAGATTGTGGGCAAGGAGACGGTCGAGAAGTACCAGCAGTCCTCCCGCGTGCAGGATTTCATGAACTACCAGATCACCACGGTGATGGAGGAGTACACGCCGGAGTTCGACCAGCTACTTTTCTACACCGGGTACGGTGGTTCGACCTTCAAGAAGGTCTACTACGACTACCAACTCGGTCGCATGGTCTCAAAACTGTGCCTGGCCGACGATGTGTACATCCCGTACAACGGTTCGAGCGTCATGAGTCAGTGCTCGCGGATCACGCACCGCATTGCGATGGACTCCAACGACTATCGCAAGCGCGTGGTCGCCGGTGAGTACCTCGATGTGTCCGTGCAGACCATGGCGCTGCCCGCTGATCCGAGCCAAATCAAGGAAGCAGTGGACAAAGCGGTGGGGGTGCAGCCTACGGACGACGTTGGCGAGGTGTTTTTGCTGGAGATGATGGTCGATTTGGACATCCAAGGCTTTGAAGACAAGGATGCCAGCGGCGCGCCTACCGGAATCAAGCTGCCCTACGTGGTCACGATGGTCGAAGACAGCCTGCAGGTTGTCGGGATTCGTCGGAATTGGCGCGAAAACAGCAAACTCAAGGAGCGCAAGAACTATTTCGTGCACTACGTGCTCGTGGAAGGCCCTGGCGCGTACGGTTTGGGCTTTGTGCACCTCGTTGGGGGCCTGTCCAAGGGCGCAACCAGCGCTTTGCGCCAGTTGATCGACGCTGGCACGCTCTCAAACCTGCCTGCGGGCTTCAAAGCCAAGGGAGCGCGGATCGCGGACGACTCCACACCGATCCAGCCGGGCGAATGGCGCGATATTGACGTCGGCGGGGCCGAAATCTCGGCCTCTTTGCTGCCGCTGCCCTACAAAGAGCCGAGTCAAGTGCTGTTTGGCCTGCTCGGCTTCCTTGTGGACGCCGGAAAACGCCTGTCCAGCACCGCCGACATGCAAGTTGGCGACGGCAACCAGTATGCGCAGGTCGGAACGACGCTGGCGCTGCTGGAGCGCGGCTCCATGGTCATGTCCAGCATCCACAAACGCATGCACTATGCGCAGACGCTGGAGTTCCGGCTGCTGTTTGAGGGGTTTGGTACCTTTTTGCCCGACGAGTACCCGTACGAGGTGCCTGGCGCGAGCCGCAAGATCAAGCGCTCGGACTTCAACGACATGGTGTCGGTCCTGCCGGTGGCGGACCCCAACATTTTCAGCACCGCGCAGCGCATTCAGCTCGCGCAGATGCAGCTCCAGCTTGCGCAGTCGGCCCCGAACATGCACAACATGTACGAGGCCTACTACCGTGTGTACGCCGCGCTCAATGTGCGCGACATCGACGGCATCTTGCTGCCGCAAAACACGCAGATGCCGCGTGATCCGGCAACCGAGAACGCTGACGTGCTCAACAACATGCAGCTCAAGGCGTTTGCTGGCCAGCAGCATGACGCGCACATTGCAACCCACCTGATGATGGGCTTGTCACCCATCCTGCAGGCCAATCCGATGTCGGCCATGATGCTGCAGCGGCACATCTTGGATCACGTGCGTATCAAGGCCGAGGAGGACGTGGAAGCGGACCTGTTCAAGGCCTATGGCGTCGATCCCGACCGCCTGGTCTCGCCCATCCAGAAAGAAGGCATGGTCGCGTTGCGCATTGCTCAGTACATGAAGGACGTGCGCGACATGCAGGACCAGCTCTCTGGCGGCGGTGGCGAAGACCCCATCGTGGCGCTCAAGCAGCAGGAGCTGCAGCAGCGTGCGCAGGCCGATCAGGCCGACAACCAGATTGACCAGCAGCGGCTGGCGCTGGACCAGCAGCGCCTGCAGCAGCGCAACACCATCGACCAGCAACGCTTGGCGCTGCAGGCGTCCAAGGTTCAACAACTACCCCAAGGAGCACGCAATGCCGCTTAAAAAAGGTTCCAGCAAGAAGACCATCAGCACCAACATCGGTGAGATGGTCGGCGCGTACAAAGACACCGGCAAGATCGGTACCAGCAAGCCCAAGAGCAAGGCAGCAGCCGTGAAGCAGGCCGCTGCCATCGCCTACGAGAAGGCGGGCAAGGCCAAGAAGATGGCCAAGGGTGGGGACGTCATCAAGAAGTCCCCTGGCGTGCAAGGGCCCTCGATGATCGTCAAGAAGAAGGACGGAAACCGGCCGGTGAAGATATACTGACCACTTACCACGCTTTCAGTCGGTGCGTTAAACCGACTGCTTTTCATGGAAACGACCATGCTTGAATTTGCAGAAGCAGTTCTGAAAGAAATCAGAAAGCACCGTCAGCAGGCACAAGAGCTTGTGTTGAGCGGAGGCATTGCCGACATGGAGCGCTACCGCTTCATGATGGGCCGCCTGGAAAGTTTGAACTTGGCCGAAGAATCCGTGAAAGAGCTACTCAAGCGTGTCACGGGTAATGACGACGAAGATTTGTAACCTGAAAGGAGAACCATGGAAGCCGAAGCCGCAGTACCGCAGATCAACATGACTGCACTGGAACGCAAGTGGGCCGAAGAAGCGGCCAACAAGCAGCCCGCGTTGGATGACGCTTACACCGAGCAGGGGTTCGCCCCCGAGAAGCTCGACCAGTCGGTGATCGACACCATCCCCACCCCGACGGGCTGGCGCATTGCCATCCTGCCGTACCGTGGGGCCGAGAAGACCAAGGGCGGGATCGTCCTGGCCGAGGAAACCCAGCGCAAGACGCAGCTCTCCACCGTGTGTGGCTACGTCCTGAAGATGGGCAGCCTGGCCTACGGCGACGAGGGCAAGTTCCCCACCGGCCCGTGGTGCAAGGAAGGTGACTGGATCATCTTTGGTCGGTATGCCGGTGCCCGCATCCCGATTGACGGTGGTGAGATTCGCCTCATCAATGATGATGAGGTCCTGGGTGTCGTGAACGACCCCGAAGACATTCTGCACATGTAAAGGAGAACGTGATGAATGATCAAACAGAGTTGGAGTTCAAAGTTGGAGAAGACGAACAGCCTGCCGCTGTCGCCATTGGCGAGGACGGCAAGGCCGAGCTACTGGAACAAGGAGCAGCCCAGGCCGGGCCTGCTGCTGCAGGCGGACAAGGTGCTGCAGACAACCGCAGCGAAGTGGACGATTACAGCGAGAACGTCAAAAAGCGCATCGACAAGCTGACCGCTCGTCTGCGTGAGACGCAGCGCCGTGAGCAGGCGGCATTGGAGTACGCCCGCAATGTGCAGGCCCGGGCGCAGCAACTGGAGCACCAGTATCTCAACACCGACCAGCAGCGGGTTGCCGAGGCACAGGGGCGGATCGAGACGCAGACGGTCGCCCTCAAGCAGATCATCCGCAAGGCCCGTGAAGAGGGCGACGTGGATACCGAGACCGAGGCCATGCAGCGCCTGGCCATGCTCACCAACGAGCAGACCAGCATCCAGGCCCAGACGGCCCAGCAGCAGGCATACCAGCAGCACCTGGCCGCCCAACAGGCTGCCGCCGCCCAACAGGCATACCAGCAGCCGGTCCAGCAACCGCGCCAGGTCGATCCTCGCGTGGAAGACTGGGCCGAGCGCAATCCTTGGTACGGCCGGGATACCGCCATGACTCACGCGGCATGGGGCATCCACAAACAACTCATCCAAGTTGAGGGGTTTGACACCAGTTCCAACGAGTATTATGATGAGCTGGACCGCAGAATCCGCGAGACCTTCCCACAGAAGTTCCAGCAGGAAGCTGCGCCACAACAAAACAGGCCACAGCGAAACGTGCAGGCTGTGGCACCTGCATCCCGATCCTCGGGTATTTCAAATGCGCGCCGCACTGTCAAACTGACGCCAAGTCAAGTTGCAATTGCCAAAAAGCTGGGCGTTCCGCTTGAGGAATATGCTAAGTACGTAAAGGAGTGAGACCATGAACGACGTATCTACCACCATCAACCGCACTACTCGCGAGGCCGAATCTCGTGCGAAGAATGCGCGTCGTCGTCCCTGGGCACCGCCTTCCCGACTTGATGCTCCGCCAGCGCCTCCTGGGTATAAGCACCGTTGGATTCGGGCTGAAGCAGGCGGGGTCGAAGACCGCACGAACATTTCTGGTCGTCTCCGTGAGGGGTACGAACTGGTTCGTGGGGACGAATACCCTGACTACCATGTCCCAACGGTTGAAGACGGCCGACATGCTGGCGTGATCAGCGTGGGAGGTCTGCTCCTTGCTCGTATCCCTGATGAGACGATTGCCGAACGCAACGCGTATTACCTGGATCGTGCGAACGACCAATTGCAGGCTGCCGACAACGAACTGATGAAGTCCAATGCTCATTCGAGCATGGTCATTGAGAGGCCTTCGCGCAAGTCGCGGGTGTCTTTCGGCGGTTCACGCGGCGGCTAATCAAACACTTTTTGTGAAGGAACCATCAAATGGCAAACGTCGATAAGCCCTTTGGTCTGCGTCCTCTCGGCAATCTGTCCGCTACTGGCTCTCAAAAACAGTACGGCTACGAAATTGCTGATAACCAGGCCGGGGCAATTTACCAAGGCGACCTCGTAACCGTTTATGACGGCTACCTGGTCAAGTTTGCACCTGCGACCCACACCGCTGCTGTCGGCGTGTTCAACGGCTGCAACTACATTGACCCGTCTTCGGGCAAACCCACCTGGAAGAACTACTATCCGGGCTCCGTCAACATCACCACTGGCAAAATCCAAGCCGACGTGATCGACGATCCCAGCCAGTTGTTCATTGTCCAGGTCGATGAAAGCGTTGCGCAGACTCAGGTCGGCATGAACGCTGACGTCGTGGGTACCGGCGGCAGCACCACCACTGGTGTTTCCAGCATGGAACTCGACTCGTCCACCATCGCAAAAACCGCTGCGCTGAACCTGAAGATCGTTGGCTTGTGGGATGTTCCCGGCAACGAATTCGGCACCAACGCCGTGGTGGTGGTGAAGATCAACGAGCACCTGTACGGTAGTGCTGGTGTTGCAGGCCAAGGAGCTTAATCATGGCAATTTCCCGCGCACAACTGGTAAAAGAACTTGAGCCTGGCCTGAACGCCCTGTTCGGTCTGGAATACAAGAACTACGAAAACGAGCACGAGCAGATTTACACCATGGAAACTTCGGACCGTGCGTTTGAAGAGGAAGTGATGGAGTCTGGCTTCGGTGAAGCTCCGGTGAAGACTGAAGGTGCTGGCGTCGCTTACGACCAGGCACAAGAGGTCTACACCGCTCGTTACACCCACGAGACCATCGCCCTGGCGTTCTCGCTGACCGAAGAAGCCGTGGAGGACAACCTCTACGACCGTCTCTCGGCCCGCTACACCAAGGCACTGGCTCGTTCCATGGCCCAGACCAAGCAGATCAAGGCTGCATCGGTTCTGAACGGCGCTTTCGACACTTCGCTCGGTGGTGACGGCAAGCCCTTGTGTGCTCTGGATCACCCGACCCTGTCGGGCCCGGACCTCAAGAACGAGCTGACCACTCCTGCTGACCTGTCTGAGACCTCCCTGGAGCAGGCGCTGATCGACATCGCTGCGTTCACCGATGAACGCGGCCTGAAGATCGCCGTCCAAGGCCTGAAGCTCATCATCCCGAAAGAGCTGATGTTCACGGCCGACCGTATCCTGAAGTCCACGCTGCGTGTGGGCACTGCTGACAACGACATCAACGCTGTCCGCAACATGGGGATGGTCCCCCAGGGCTACTCTGTCAACCACTTCCTGACCGACCCGGACGCCTGGTTCATCAAGACCGACGCTCCCAACGGCATGAAGGGTTTTGTCCGTGTGGGGATCAAAACCGGCTTTGAAGGCGACTTCGACACCGGCAACGTCCGCTACAAGGCTCGCGAGCGCTACAGCTTCGGCTTCAGCGACCCGCGTGGCCTCTTCGGCTGCCCTGGCGCATGACGAAGTAGGGGTTGGGGGTTTCCGGCCGGAAAAAGGGGTCTTCGGCCCCCTTTTTCTTTTTGTGGGTTTGCAGTATATTGGGGCCATTCCGGGGTCATCCGGTACTACTGACAGGTCCCGGCCTGACGACATGCAGACAGTAGTGCCACAACTCGCATGTGAGGACCAA